AATTGCCGGAGTCTGAAAACGGTGTATTAGTAATGGAATGCGGCGACCCGTACCGGTACTGCCCTATGGTCAGGCGGGCGGATCTGACTGTCCCGGTAAACTCATCCGCCCCCCCAGCCGCCCCAATAGACCAGACGGCGCCGCTATTGAATAGCGCGGAAGTTGTGACAACTCCGGCCTGAGTCACACCGTTCATATAGGTGGATATCTGGTTATCCACCCTTTCGACCAGTATCCGGCCTATTACCACGGGAGAGCCTGTGGTGGCCAGAGTCCCGCATGACAGGCCGTTGGCAATATCCCAGGTTGAGCCATCCGAGCTGAGATAGAGCAGGATCGAATCCCCTACCCTGTCGATTTGAAACGATCGGGCGAGCGGTGAAGTGGTAGCGCCTTTTGAGATCAGCGTTTCGCGAACACCGGGAGAGGTAACCGCGGTGCTGCAGATCACCTCGAGTTCCAGAGAGAACGGATCAGATCCGATATTGGTGCCATCGGGAATAGTCGCATAGTCCCCGGTACCATCGAGAATGAGGCCGGTAGAGGGTGAATTGATCCCCGCATTGCCATTCAGCGTGAGCGTGTAGCTGTTTGGCCCGGCGTCAGTTATCCCGGTGCGGAAATTAAAGCTCCACTCCGTGCTGGACTCGTAGGGATCGGTAGCGGTGGATGACGGATCATCGACTATCCGGCCCTGGATGATGGCCCTGAACCGAGGAGCACCAGAGATAGCTGATGTAGGTATTCGGATAACGCTATAACAGATTCCGATATCGCCCGCAGGCGTCCTCAAAACCATGTCATCACTGAATTGTGGCGATGAGCTGATATAGGTTTGAAGTGCAGGGCTGACGGTTTGTGTCGTCGTGCCGCGGTAGTGCTTTGCCGTTACAGTTGATGGAACGACCGCGTCATTGATGAAAACGCGCTCTATCTCAAAGACCTCGCCCATGCACCAGGCGACCCCTATAAATTTGTCCCCGGAATACTCGCCCTCTGCGAAAACATGACCGGCTACCGATGCCCGACCATAGACAACAGGGATACTCACGCCCTGGGCCGTCAACAGCTTCTGGCCGGTATTCTCTATCGGCTCGAAAGAGTTGATCTGTGATACCGACTGCCGACCTGTTACCTGTGGATTTACCCCTGGTCTTACAATTCTCTGGATGGCCGCGGTGGTTTTAAGCCATTGCTCATATGAATAGTTTTCACCTTCCCAGGTTGAAACAGTCCCGACGGCCGGGGCAGAAGTGACAACGTCATCATAGGTAAATCGCGGAACCAGTGCCCCGGTGTAATACTTCGACTTTGCTGTGACTGTTATGACTTCGCCGGAAAATGACGTTGACTCGATAACACCGTCTAGGACCAGCAGTCCATCGGCGGATGAATAGATTGGAGTATCGGTGGGCGCAGCGAGAATGGCGGTTATCTTGCAGATCCCGAGGCGCCATGTATTGTTCTGGATTTCAGCCACCCGTGTAGATGTGGCTGGAAGGACGATCGTGGCGGTTTTGCTGTCCTCGATGCCAGATATTCTCAAACCGCCTGCGGTGTAGGTCTGGACTGGTGATCCGTCCCCATACTGGACCGTTCCCGAGCACGAAAGGTATTCGGTCAATCCAGAGTGCTGCCACTCAACAAGGTAGATCGGGCGAGTTGCCCCGGCTTCAATATTGGTATGCTGGGTAGAGGTAAGCTCGCGGGCCATTACACTATCTTTCCTCGGAAATCAAAGGACCAGGTATAGAGACCATTGGAAACGGAAACAGTGGGATCTGACCAGATATAGCCCTGGTGGGTTGCTACAGTGGGGGATGCGTCGGTGAGTACCATGGCGAATTCTGTTGCGCGGTTGGTGATCAGGTAAGCCTCGAACGTATCAGAGGTGGCTTTGGACATCGGGGTAAACACGCACCGAATGGTTGAGAAGGTCGAGGCCCCGAGTACCCGCAGGCGCATCTCGCCATCGTCCAGAACGTCCTTTGCGACAATATGCTCAGCATTGAACTGGGTGCGATCTGACAGCGGATAAGTGGTCAATGGGAATGCTGTAGCCATTATGCCACCACCTGTGAATACTGCCCGCCGCTATTGATGAAATTCTGCACCGCGGTGAACATCAGTTGTGCAGCAGTCAGCATGGTATCCGCCGGCACCTGGAACCCTGCCGCCGAGACCTCGAGCATGGCGCCAAGTTGTTGACTGAGGTTGTTCTGGTCCACCTCGATGGCGTTGGACATTAACCCAAGCCGTTCAGTGATGGTATTGCGAATGAAATCAGCGAAGTCGATAAAGGTATTCACATTTGATCGCTGCAGGTCGTCCGGTCCCATATCAAATACACGCTTGTTGATATCCAGTAAGGCCTGGCCCCACTGGGCAAGTTGTGCAGGGTCTTGGATATTAGGCAGCATGGCCGCACCAAACTCCAACTGGCTTTGCATGAACTTCAACTGTTCGTCTGGTGTGCGGGTCTGCTCCTGGAAGTAGGAAATGGAATCGTTCGCCGCCTGGTTGATACTCTGGCCTATTTGCTCAATCGCCAAGGCCATTTCATAGGCCGCTGTTCTGTTCTGGACCAGCGCGTTATTGAGGGCTACCGCCGCCTCTGCCGATCCGTCGAACCCGTAAATCAGCTCGTCCAGTGCTTTGCGCTGCTCGTTGTAGAGTTGCTTGGATGTCATCCCGGCCAGATTGCTGGCAAATGCAAAATCCTCTACAGCCTTAGTCACGGGATTTTGCTGGAGCTGCTGGCTGAGCGACACTACAGCCTGCGCAAAAGACATGGTTTCCTCAGAGGTTCCTGAGAAATTAGAAACTAGCTTCTTTAGCGTGGCGCTTAAAGTCGTGGCTCCGCTGACAACCTCCTTAATGGCCGCCGAAAGAAATGCCTCTGAATCACTGCCAAAGTTTTGACCATTGAACGCAAGGCCGGACCTGCTTCCAACTTTGATATTCAGTTGCGCGTTCGATCCACCGATCACATCGGAAAAGGCTTTTATTACAGTCGCAAGCTCTGTCGCGGCATCAAGGTTATCCTGGTCAAATTTCTTCCCAACGCCGTAGGCTTCAAGGCTGCCTGTCGCTAAGTTGAGATCGGCGCGGCCCGCGTCATTTTCGCCAGCACCACCAAACCCCAATATATTACCGAGTCCGCGCTCGAGGCCCGTACCAATGAAGCTGCCAATTGCGGTCCCGACAGGCCCCCAAATACTGCCAACCAGTCCACCTGCTGTTGCGCCGACGCCAGTAGTCTCTCCGAATGCCTGGCCCCCTGCCCACCCACCAAGCAATCCAGCTCCCATGTTAATCCCGACATTCGCCAGTCCTGCACCGGTTCCGCCATAGGAATAGCCGAGTCCACGACTTGTGGCACTCAACCCGGCCTCGCCAAAAAAGCTGCCCAGTGCGGTATTAGGACCGAGAGCCGTTGCCCACGATCCAAGCATACTGCCTGCGCCCTGGTATGCGCCGCCAATCGACCCTAGCATGCCGCCAAACCCGCCCTGATAGAGGCTATATGCAGACTGTCCAAGTGACGCCAAACCAGAGAATCCGCCAGTGCCTGCACTGGCCGCGCCGGATGCCCCGCCCAGTCCAACCGCGGCGCCAATCTGCATCACGATGGGCCGGGTAATAGCGATATGAATCAGCTCGCCGATCAGGTTTTTGAAGCTGTCCTTGATCCCGTCACTGAATTCTGAAAAGGAATCGAAAGCCCCCTGCCATGCACTGGAGAATGCTGTGTCAATGCGCTCGATGGTCCCCTGCAGTGCGTCCTGAAATGGCTTCTGGGCAGCGGCAGCGGCTTCGGTAGCGGCCTCGGCGTCATAGAGCTGGGCATTCAGCGCCCTGATTTTCTCCATCTGCTCTTCAGTGGCCTTGCCGGCGTGTTCATGCTCAACCGTGAGCAGCGCCTGCTCCCTGGCCGTTTTCCCGAGCAGCGATACCTCAAACTCCAGTTGTTCGATGTAGCGGTCGTTGGAGGCGACCAGCTCGTCGAGTTCCTTGATGCCGGCAGTTAACTGGTCATTGGCCTTGGTATGCCGGTCCCTGAGCTTATCCAGCTCCTTGACCAGGTCTTTTGCTACCTTAGCGTATTCCTTGCCGGTGGTTACAGCCGCACCGGTTGCTGTCGCCTGAGCCGTCACCGCTTTGGCGGCGCCGGTCGATGCTACAGCCGCCTTTTTAGTTGAAACGACAAGGTTTTCCTGGAACTCATGGGCGGTTTTAAGCTGCGCCTCCAGTTTGGCGATATTCGCCCGCAATTCTTCGGTCCCCATGCTTGCGCCGTGACCGTTCTGCTCGTAAAACGCCAACTCCTTTCGCAGGCTGGCCAGTTGCGATTCAAGCCTGGGGATATCATCTGCGGCAGTCCCGCCAACTTTGGCGGCCAATTCCTCGCCGACCCACTTGGTGAAATCAATGATCGCAGGCAAAGCCTCGGCAGCCGCAGTCCCGATACTCAAGATTGCCGCAGCAATATCCTGTGCGCCCTGAACAAACGCGGGATCAGATAGAATCGCCTCAAGATCATTCAGGGATTGCTTCATCGGACCCAGTGCCGACCCCTGAGCCTCGAACAGGTCGCCGAAAGCGTTACTCAACCCCTCCAGGGCGCCGGCCAGGGTATTTCTGGCCGCCTCGGCACTACCGCCAAACTGTGACTCCATCTCCTTCAGGATCAGCACCTGAGCCTCGGCCACGCGCCCGGTTTCGGCCATGGTGGTTATCAGGTCTTTCTGCGACTCGGTAAACTGCACGCCGACGCGGGACAGTGCCCCGAGTCCTTTGATGGGGTCGTTGAGGGCTTTACCCAGTTGGATAGTAGACGACTTCAGGTCTTGCCCCATCGCCGTTGACATATCGAGGATGGCCTCGGTGGCACGGTCGAAGTTGTCGCCCTTGATTTCCTTGAAGGTGAGCAGCAGATTCTGCGCCCCGATGATAGCCTCGTCGCTATACCGGGTAACCTTTTGAAGTGAGGCGGCGGTATTCAGCAGTTCGTCGGCGGTTTTCCCAGCTGCACCCCCAGTTGATACCAGTGTCGCGTTAAGCTGCGCCGTTACCCTCTCCTGTTCGGCGGTCGCATCAAATACTTTCTTGAATGCCAGGCCAATACCGGCAGCACCGATAGCCACGCCGAGAAGAGAAAAAGACTTATTGATTCGCTCGACAGCCTTTTCCATCTTCGACGACGAACTGGCAACAGCATCATCCGCCTTTTTCAGCTCGCGGCGAAGCTGCTCGGTGGTCGCGTCAATTCTGACTAGGAGTCGTTCGGTTGCTTCTGACATTGCGCCTTATCCCGTGCGTCCTGTTTGGCCCGTAGTAACATCAATGATAAACGTGTTTTTTGCCTGCCCACAAATGCCTCACGCTCCTCTGGTGATCGTGTCGGCTTTTCTTCTTTCGGCTTTGGCTTTGACCCGAATGGATTTGTTTTCTGGGCAAAGTCCATCCGTCCCTCAAGCGCCAGAATGATCTGCGGAATGGGCGTATCCCAGGTAGTCGAAGGTGACCACCCGAGATAGCCCGTCCCTATCTTAAACAGAGCATCAACAAAATCCTCTGGCGCATCTACTCCCCCGGCGGTTCTTCCTTCGCAGGGGTTTCCTTGCCGGACGGGTTTAACAGCGTTACAAGGTATTCCGTCACCTTCGGCAGGACATTGGCCGTGCCTTCGTGAAAGACATCCTCGGCCAGTGCCTGCACCTCCCGCTGGCCAATACCTGCGCCCGCCGCGATGATAAACACCAGTCCGTCAATGGACATATTGCTGCAGGACTCGATTGCCTGCCTCAGCCCCCCCATGCGGCCATCGATCTTCTGATAAGCCGCAAGGGTGGGTTTTAGCGTGTAGTCCTTTCCCGCGATGGATAGCTCCACCATGCCATAGGTTGCGCGTGACATGCTCAGTCCTTATCAGGTGCGGTATACGCGGATGATTGAAGAGTTGATGCGGATTTCAGACGACACACGGATAATATCGTCAGCACCGGGGACGCCCAGAACGAACGTACCAACCTGGCCCGCGAAGTAGTGGGTGGTCGGATCGCCCAGCGGAGAGCCTGTTGACGCATCGTTGAACGTGATCTTGAACCGGTAGTTCGCCGGGGTGGTATCCGCATTCGCCACCGCCAGCAGGTACTGGCCGGTAGTGGGTGAGCCGTCAGCCAGCTCGTTGTAGGCCATGGTCACGGAAAGCGTGCCGGCGTCACTGGAGCCTTTCAGCTTCTGGACCCTGGCATCGCCGAGACCGGTGAAGGTTACAGCGGCCTGGGAATCGCCGAACTCGCCGATCGACTCGGTTTGCTCGACTTCAACCCAGGTCAATGCCTCATAAGCGGCCTGGTTGGCGGGGTTGGTAGTCCCGCTGGTGGTCGCGATGTAGATCTTGCTTGATGCACCTGTTGCTACACTCATGGTGTTACTCCTTAAATGAAAAAAGCCCTTTCGGGCCTGTGAAAATCACGCATAAGCGCGGTTTAGTGGGTGGTTAGAACTCTCAGTGTAATGTTGCCCATGTAGGTCAAATTGTCCGGCTCCCGGTTAAGGTGTGATCTTTCGACCCGCACTGAAACACAGTCCCCGGTATCCAGAATGATCGGCGATTCGTTGATAGCGTCGATCTGGTCAATAATCCCGCGAACCTCCGCGCTGCCCTCGGCCCTGGACCATATCGACAGATACACAAACCGGCGGTTTACCCGCAGGTTTAAAAAGTCCTCATTGGTCGAAACGTCCGAGTCCATCAGCACATAAGGATAATCCGTGCCCTGCGGCACCGCGTCCCATACATCACAAGTGACTAGGGTATCGATCTTGGCCAGCAGTGCCTTGTGTAATGCCTTGCCGGGACTAGCCATCGGTATCGGGTTCCTGCGCCAAGTCGGTTAATACTCTATTGACTGCCCGCTTTATATCAGCAATCCCGCGCACCTTGTTTGCATCATAGGCCGGGTTTAGATACGGCCTAGCCGGCTGTGGCGGGATATTGTCTTTAGGGTAGCCCTTTGTGCCAAACTCAAGCCAATAGCCTTTGAAGAACTGCCACGCCCCATACTTCGACTTTTCCGAAACATACAGTTTCGTGTTAAATGGTGACTTGCTGATCTTCACGGCTTTTGCGCCAGGGCCAACAACTGCCGTTAGCCCATCTCTACCGTATGCAATTTCCATCTGATACTGAAGATCGCCAAATCCTTCACCGCTGAGTACGCGCTGCAGGTTCATAAGCGCGTCATAGTGGATGGCCTCTGCGGTATTTCTCAGCGATTCTTTTACGCCAGCAACCGTTTCAGGATCAAGCCTATTAAGAGTGCGGCGTAGTTTCCCGACCCCAGCATATCCATATTTTCGCGTTCTCACATCGCACCCCCGCGCTCGGCATCGATGTACAGGTAAACTTCTCGCGGCCCGTTGTCGGCTATAAACTTGATGTTGTAATCGACCGAATTCCACACGATCAGGTTTGCCTCGGTCAGGCCAGAACGGTATTGCAGGTAAAACCGGTAATTGGCATAGGCTTCGGTCTGGTCAGCCGCGTTGCGCTCATTGCCAGAGAGGGGCCGGACCTTGGCATAGGCTTGGGTGATCAGTGTGCGCGTGGTCACCAGCGTGCCGTACTCGTCCTTGGTCTGGGTCTTGCGGTAGATGCTGACCAGCTCGTTCAGGGTCATACGGTAATGCGCCGGTACATATCAGTTAAAGCCTTGACGCTCGACACAGTGGATTCCACCGATTGACCGGTGACGCTCTCGCCTGAATTATCAAAGTATTCCTTCACCCGCATCAGGACGGCATGACGCAGATCATCAGGGCAGGCCGCGGTAACCGGGGAGCCGATGTAATACCCCACCGACATTACAATTCGCACACTGGCGGGTTTGGCGTACTGAGTGGCCGGCCAGTAGGTCACAGCCTGGATATAGGGGTACATTCCCTCAAGATTCACCCAATAATCCGTATCCTCTACCAGGGTCGTTTCGACACCGTCCGCATCGTCGTACTTCACCGAGGTTATTGAATTGACCGGATACACCCCCAGCTCAATCCGCGAATAGTAACCACAGGGGAACTCATCCAGCGACAGGCGCATAGACTGGCTGGCCAGCCTGGCGCCGGTCAGGGTTTCAATAGACCGGGTCGCCTCGTCGATAAGCCTCAACAGCAGGGTATCGTGGTTCGTGTCACTTGAGACAATCCGGCACTGCTCCTTGGCTTCATCCAGTGAAACCGGGGTATCAGTCGGGCGTGTAAGGTTGACCAATGCCATCTAAAAACTCTCCGTTTGCCATCTCATACCGTGACCAGTTGTGCCAGGCCAGGTCCCGTATCCACTGCCGCCGGCTTGTAAGGCCGTAAATGGGGCTGTAGGGGTCGTTTGTCTCTACCCGCAACCCATGTATCACCGCATCCACCAACGCCGTGGAACGCTTCCCTATGGCGATATCGTGGGCATCCAGCGCATTCTGCAGGCTACCCTGCCCAGGTTTCTCGGCTGGGTGATACCGTACCGTGTCAAATTCGCCCTCCGGTTCCTGTTTGTAGTCGCACAGGTAGATTCGCCGGTCGCCGGTTTTCTCTTTCTTGAGCTTCGGGTGGTCCCGGTAGGGCCGGCCCCGCAAATAGACTTTCTCGCCGTTACTCAGCCAGTGCAGCGAGGCGCAGTTAGGGTCTCCCCAATAGGCCCGGTCGAGCATCAGGGTATTCGAGTAGCGCCATTGCTTGTAAGCGAACCAGGGGCCGAGGATCACATGGAGATCCGCCTGGGTATCAGCACTGTCGCTGATCTGCGCCTTAATGCCGTGGACCGCAAACCCGGCCCGCAGGGCTTTCGCCCATTCGACCTGGTGGGCTAGGCCGCGATTGTAGTGAATGATCGTGCTTTTAGTACCCATTCAGCATTGACCTCGGCAGGCTTCGGAGTCCCGTGGAATGCAACCACCCTCGCATCGCTCGGCGGCCCGTTCTGGCAGTGGTAGCGATACGAATAAACGCCAGCCATTGGGTTAATTTCCCCCGCCCCAGGCTCGCCCAGTAGTCCAGTCAGGAAGCCCTGATCGCCCCAGTAATCAGTGGCGCCATACCTCCCGAAAGGGTGGCGGGGATCGCCTCTAAGCTGGGTTACATCAAAAGCATCTGCGATAAATGACCAGTCGCCAGTCCAAGCCATCACCGAACTTTGCACGCCACCATGGCCAGACTGCGCCCAGTTTGCTGGGGCGCTTAGTTGATCTGACAGCAGTGGTGCCAAGTCACCCACGATCACAGAGTCAAGGTCAAGGTACAGGTTTTGCCCAGTGGTTCCGTATCGAAACAGCAGAATTTTCGACCACCAGCCCGGCCAAATCTCATCAGGGATAAGGCATTCCACCCCATCTATCTGGCAGTCAGTCAGGGCAATAAACTTGTGCGGCCTGCTCAGATTCCGCGCCACCTGGCTTTGCAATATCCGTACTTCGTTGTGCGAATAGCCCAAGCCTACGCAAACGCACCATACTGAAATCATTTATTTCGCCCATAAAAAAAGGCCACCTAAGTGACCTTTAGTTGTGCCTATGCCTGCCTCGCCGGGCCTTACCCCGTCATGTCAGGTATCACCGTGCCATACCAATCGTCGCCTGGCCTCGCCTGCCAGTCCAGACATCGCCTTGCCGCGCCGCTCCCGGCCCCGCCTTGCCTGCCTTGTCAGGGATATTTAAGCCCATTCTTTAAACAGAAAAGCTCAACTATCCCCGCTGGTATTTTCCTGTCTCCAGACTCGTACCGCTGCCATGACCTGTCAGATATCTGGACGCACCTTGCCGCCTCGGGTACGGATAACCCCGCTTTCAGTCGTAGTGCCTTGATATCCTCTGGTTTCATCAGTTTCCTGTCTGGTTAATTGCCTGCCCCGCCAAGCCTTGCCGGTCAGATCCTCGGCTCATCATGCCGCACCTCGCCTGCCAATCCACGCCTTGCCTGCCTTTCCTCGTCTCGCCAGTCCATGCATGGCAGAACTGATCCACGCCGGGCCATGCCCAGCCAGCCACTTACGCCGCAGAGCGTATATTGCGGATTTGAGCCAACAGCTTATCAACCTCGCTGGATAGGCCAACCGCCTCGGCCACATCATAGGCCCGCTGCAAGGCAGACTCAGCCCGCCGCAGCTCACCTATCAGCGCAATGCGCGCCCGCGCCTTATCATCCCTGAGCACTACCGCAGACACATAACCCTGCTCTTTGTGCTCGGCGTCAGGACTGCGGACATAGGCCACCGTCTTTATCTGATGCTTTTTCTCCACCAGAACCAGCCGAACAGAGCGGATCAGGGTACGCGCCTGCTCTATGCGGAATTTCACCCCCGCAATAGAATCATCCCACTCGAAATATGAGTGAAGCGGGCTTGTTTCATCCTCTGCGTCAGCCAGCACAACATCCGGGGTAATGACCCCGGACGCGTCTTGCAGCTCTTTCAGCCTTGCAATAACGTCCGGGTTACTCATTTGCCGCCCCCTACCAGTTTCAGGCCACGGCGATCCGCTTCCTCGTTGGCCCAGGTCAGCAGGTCATCCGTCTCATGGTCATAGGTAACGGGGTTTTGCATGGCCGCAAACTGCTCACGGTAGCCAACCTTCATAACCGCCTGAAACTCTTTGTTTTTCTCCTCTACAAGCTGGAACTGCCCGTAGTTACCGGAGCCTTTCTCTGGCCTCCAGTCCCCGACACCCTGTGTCAAGCCTGCAGCCGCCAGCAAGTTGGCAACCGTTTTGACATTCAGCATCGGCTGGATAAATGAAACCGTCAACCGGCAGGCCCAGTTGCCAATAATGGCCCGAGTACGCACATCAGGCGTCCGGTTCATATCTGCAGACCGCGTAACTGACATAAACAAGCGGGGGGCGCCGTATATCGAAACACGCTCACCCTCCACCCAAAGCAGCCGGCCAAGCTGCGCCTTTGTTGCCCCCGGAACATCAACACCAGCGCCCCGTATCGCCGCCTTGAACGCGGTAGATAGGTGCTCGATATAGGTATCGGCGTTTTTGTCCAGATTGGTGTATGGCGAATCCCTGAACTCCTCGTATGGGTTGTGTTTCAGGCTTCGCGCTTTATCAGCGGCAGTTTTCCTGCCCTTCGGCATCAGAAGTTCGTGCTTTGCCTTTTCCGACATCCTGTTAAGGATAATCGGGGTACGTCCCAGAATGCAGAAATCCACTTTTCCTACATCGAATTCAACGACATCGATAGACGCCGATTTACCTTTTGCTGCGCTCATAATCTTACTCCGCGGCCAGTGCCGACTATTTTGGATGAATGCGGGCAACCCGCAAGCAAACTATGCGACCATTGGCCGCCCCTGTCAACCCCCTTTTTACCTCGACCGCATTTCGTTGTGAAACATCGTCTCCCGCGCCGGCATCACAAAGGGCTTATCCTCAACCTTAGTCATTCTCACATCGACGTTGCGGTTGGGGTATTCCCGACCGATGGCCAGATGCTCAATTGCGTAGCCGTTGCGCTCGGCATACTCCTGGTAAAACTCTGGCTTTGGGAACCATTCGCCATGCCACCACCAATCACCCGGCGCCGGACACATGTGGATCATCACTCCACCGACTTTGCACATCCGGTGCAGACTTTCCCATATGTGGTACTGCTCGCTGACATGCTCGGTGCAGCCGAAATTGGTAATCATGTCGAATTGCCCAAGATCAGGCAGCGGCTTGCGCATATCCAGCGGCAGCGCCCCATCCTGACCGTTCCAGTCTACCGAAACGTGCTCGATTCCCTGGGTCGTAAGATAGGCTTTGTAGGTGATATCGCCCGTTTTCTTGTTGCCCAACTCCAACATTCTGGTCCCGACAATCGGGTAGAAAAAGTGGTGGCAGTACTCGGGTATCGGGTTCTTCATAGCTCAATCAGCATGATGCTGTCGCCGATACTGTTCAGCGGCAGTTTCTCGATGTACTCCATGTGTATTTCTTCCGGCTGGTCAGCGTGCCACCTGGGCCGGTCGGTCATCATCAGGTATTTACTGCCGCTGGCTTTCAAATTCGCTATGGCCTTGCGACTGTTATCCACAGGGAAGTGATTCAATACCCACAGGCACATGATCAGGTCCACCTTCGGCGGTATCTCAGCCACAAGGTCGAACCGGATGATGCTTTCGTGCCGCGGCACCAGGTCGTAGGCGGTATATTCGACAAACTCCAGGCTCATCCGGCGAATCCAGTTCAGATCCCCGGCGCCGATATCAGCAACTGTCCGAATACCGTACCTTTCGATAATCCTAGGTATCCATTCCCGTTGCGCCCGGGTATTTTTGAGCATGGACCCCGATCCGCACTTTGTCTCAGGTAGCCCGCCAGTCCAGCCTTTTTCGTACTTCGTGACATCGTGGATAATGTCGCCCCGCGGTTTAGACATACTCTGCCAGTGTTCCCATCTCGAAAAAGTCCAGTGCGGAGCCAGTGCTGCAATTAATAATTCGGATATTGAGGGCATCCGTGTCAATCGTCCGGTAGCAGTCCAGCAGTCCGTTCAACTCTCCACGGTCCCCGATGTTGTACTTGGTCCAGTGCTGCAGCTCGGGTGGGTATTCGCCGAAAAAATGACGATCACCGCCGGCCACCTTTTTCATGCCGTCGTACCCTGCCGGGAAACGCAGGTCGTAGCCAATCAGGACAAACTCGGTGACGTTGTAGTGGTACGCGATCCCGAGCAGCTCATACCCCGAACCATGGCCCCAGTGGAGCACTGTGGGGTCCGTACTCAGCCCCGGCGCCCATACCCCTTGTATGAACCTGGCCCCGTGCTCCCTTGCCGTGGGCGCGTCATAGGTCCACTTCGCGCAATCGAGCGCCGCCAGTTCGTCGCGGTAGTGGTCCCAGAATTCCCGGTTATTGCAATACAGCACATCGAGGTTGACCACCCGGTAGGCCAGGTTGCACCCGAATTTCAGTAGCTTGCTCTGGTTGATCAGTTCAATCGCTTGCGGTGTCAGGCTCGGGCCGGTGCCTACAATGATCGCCCTCACAATACGGAACTCAATTCAGCCCTTCTAAACTGGTGCAGCGCCGTTTTCCGAGTGCAATTGATCACCTCTACCCCGGCCCGCTTCAAATCCTCGGCCAGCCTGCCAAATGCCTCAACATATTGCTGATAGTTTCCGTTTCGCAAGCCTTTCGGGTGGTCGCCAAACCAATGCGTATTCCCCGTGGCGCCCATGTCATACCCCAGCAGGATAATTCTGGTGGCCCCCAGCAAATAGGCCAAATTAATTGCCTGCGCCCCGCTGTTACTGTTGAAGTGTAACCTATCCCTTCCCAGTCCCTTTGCGTAGCAGCCATTAATCGCGGTTATTCCCTCGCGCTCGGCCCATGCCAGGTCTTTTCCTTCTGAATCATGCCATTGTGTATACAGTTTGCCTTTAAAGATCGCACGAACGTCCGCCAGGTGGATATCCCACCACTGGCGATCGCAGGCATACAAATACTCAGCCTCAGGCAGCATCCGGTAATTGTCGTTTATGACAATGACTTCGGCGGGCGACCCCTGCGCGGCTTCGCAATCGGCTCGGGTGAGACTTGGCCCTGTGGCGATACAGACAAAGTCTCGGGTGACGGCTTTTTTTCAGCCACCTCCACCACTTTTGTCTCATAGGCTTTTGCGTTACCTATGTCGATCATGTGCTGCCCGATATGATCGGGCACATTAGAAAATTGGCCACTCATCGACGGCTGGTAATCCACTCCGCCGATAATGGTAGGTTCTAATACAATCACTTTCATAGAGAAAAAGGGGCCATTGCTGACCCCTATCCTTGTTACAGGCTGCCGGTGATGAACGCTTCAGTTCGGTACACGCAAAGCGTCAGACGCTCCTCGGCTCGGATGGTCACCATATTCTTTTGGAAGTTGGTGCTGTCCTCACGGCTGGCCTCAACCGCTGCCTGCTGGCGATCCTTGATCTCGGCACCCATCGAGGAACCGAGCAGGAACGTACCCGCGGTGATGCTGTTGGTAACAATAACCCGCAGGCCCCACAGGCGATTCATCATCAGGCTGTTGGGATCGCCAACAACATAGCGCGCATCGCTGGTGCCGACATGGCGTATCTCGATGCTGTACCAGTCGGTCGGGTGTAGTACCAGGAAGTCGGGCATGTACTCAGCCACATGCGCCTGGCGGATGGCGTGACGGATAATATCTATCTCGTTCGTCAACTGAGGCGATGTAACAGTGTAAGTGGTGCCCTGGGTGATCAGGCCGTTGAGCTGGTGGTTCGCACCAGTGCCGGACAGGATCTGCGTTTCTTCCTTCAGCTTCAGGCCGTACATCAGGCGGCCGTTGATGTGGCTGGCCAGGCTTGCAGAATCATCCAGCACCTGAACCGATGCGGGAATGAAATGCGCCAGAGTAACCACCGGAGCACTTACCAGTGTAAACGTGATGGCTGACTCGGGCTTGGTCACGTTTTCAAACGCTTGCGGAGAACCGGAAACGGTCGGGCCGGCGTTGTTGGTAAACGCATTCTCGCGGGTGAACTCCACCAGGTTGCTGTCGGTAGTACTGGCAGGCAGTACATCGCGAATGGTCAGCATCCGGTTGGGCGTGGTAGCGATGCCACCCAAACGATCAGCAGGCACCAGCGGCTGGCTTGCACCAGTGGCGTTGATGATGGCGGTTTTCAACTCCATCCGCGCCCGACCCTGCTTGCCTTCCTTCATCGCCAGGAAGCTGTCGCTCTTGGCGAACTGCTCGCCAACGCTCTCCGGCTGGGTGGACTGGCTGGATACAACGCCCTTCTGCTCAACCACTTGCAGGCGGTCATACAGCTCGTCGTACTGCTTGGCGAATGCCTCCATTTTGGCCTTGGTTTCGGCCTGCACTTCGCCCATGGTTTTCAGTTCGCCATTGGCCTGTGCGGTGGCTTTCTCGATTTCGCTGAACTTGGACAGGATTTTACCATCCAGGTCTTTCAGCTCCTTGATGATCTCGACTTGGTCGAGTTGTGCATTGACGTTTGACATGGTGTTACCTCTACAGTTTGGATTTCATTGAATGGATGACGGCCAGCAATTTGGCCTGCTCTGCAGTTTGTTGCTTTTCGACTTCGTACTCGCTACGAATCCGCTTTGCTAACTGGCACACCAGAGCGGTCGCCATCGACTTTGAAAAACCACCAACCTCGCGAAGGTAATCCTCGTAGTCTGAAAGGGTGATTAGCCCGTCCAAATCCGCCTTGACGGCGGTAATCGTCGCCTGCCTCTCACAAGGAAAGGAAACGACCGATATTTCCATCAGGTCCAGATTCTTGATAATCCGACCGTTCTGTTTTTGCTCGAAGTCCCCGGTATTCATGGTGAAACCGATGGAAAGGCCGTCCATCGCCTTACGCTGAAGTCCTGAGTAAACCGTGGGACCGTCCTTGTGATTCATATCTACCTTTCCATGAACCTTCAGGCCGTGGCTGTCCTCAAACAGCGACATCCAGTCAATAACCGGTACTTCGTGCTGCTTGTGGTTGACGAACCCCTTGACGACTCGTCCGCTTGAGATGGTTTCGGCAAAGGCGCCCTTGATAATCGTGTCACCAACCTGGTCAACAGTGTTAAAGGTCGATGCGTATCCTTCAAATACGCCCTTTTCCTCACTGCTGAACTTGAGTTGGCAGTTCTGTATCAGATTGATCAGTTTGTGAAACATCGCCTATCGCTCCCAGGTCGCTTAAATCGACCAGATTGGTTTGTACCGTTAACTCGTCGCCACCCTCATACCTGGGCAAGCGTAATACATGGCGGGCCTCGTTCCTGCTCGCCAGCCCGTTCTGTACCAGCTTCGCCAGGTAATTGGCTTTTGCGGTAGAGTCCATCTTGATGAAGTTGGAAACATCGTGGTCAACAAATATGTCTGTCGTGCGCGGCAGCATGGAGTCGTGGACAGCACACTCCCACTCATCCAGATAAGCCTGTATCGTGAAATTCAAAAAGTAGAGCATCTGCTGCTCGAATGACGCCGGCCACGCGCTCGAGGTGTTACTGCCTGCCCCGATCATCACATCCGGCACCCCGAAAAAGCGGGCGACCTCCGATAATTGGTGAGTGCGGGTAGCAATCATCTGCATCTGGTCCGCGCTGAAGTCCAGAGCCTCGTACTTCATCCCGCCCTCAAGAACCCATAACCGGTTAGAGTTGGCCGCACCCTCCGACATACCCGAATACAGGTCGCGTATTTCGTCGCGCTGCTTGGGTTTAAGGAACTGGTCGATAGTTGAAACACCACCCGGTCTACCACCGTTGCCAAAGTGCTTGGCAGCATAGGTATCTGCAGAACCTGACACCCCGT